GGCGAGGGGCTGTAGGCCCTCCTCCTCCAGCCGGACGGCGAGCACCGGCCAGTGGGCGGCTGGCCACTCCCGCTGGGCGTGGGCTGAGAAGGGGAAGAGCAGCACCACCCGGGCCCAGTCCAGATCGGCTCCCCAAGGGGCGGCGATGACCGGGAGCGTCAGGAAAGCGGCCAGATCAGGGCTCAGTGGGGGGGCCTCTGGCGGTGGCAGGGGGGAGCCGGTGGCCTGTCCTAACCTAGAGTGAATCAACCGGATCCGGGAAAGCGGTCCTCCGGCTGCCGCCCGGTGACTCCACAAGGCCACATCCTCATTGCCTATCCCGAAAATCACGCGGGCCTCTTCGGGGGCCCATGGCAAGTCCATGGCACCGGGATCCCAGAGCCGGGCAAATTCCACCTTGCGGGTGAAAAAGGCCACCTCGTGACCGGCCCGGCGTGCGGCGGCAATGGCCCAGAGGCAGCAAAGGACATCCCCATAGCCGTGATGCCCGTTAATAACTGATATTTTCATGAAATTGCGCCGGGCATTACGTTGCGGGCACCACCACGGCCACCGTGCCTGGCATGGACAGGACGCCCTGGTGCCGTTGCTCGATCACCCGTTCACCATCCGCCCCGGTGGAAATCTCTGCAATCAGGGCGTAGCCCTCCGTCTGCGTGCTCTCCGGGGCGCTGGCCACCACATAGGCCAGGCTGGTCAGCTCCCACACGGTCACTTTGAGCTTTGCCTTAGTGTAATGGGTGAAGGTGGACACACTGCCGGTGCCTCCCGTGCTGCCTGCTCCCCCGGTGCCACCGGCGACTCCTGCAGCCCCTGCTGATCCGGGAAGCCCGGTCCCTCCTGCTTCCCCAAAGTCCCCGAGCTGCCCAGTGTCCCCCGTGCCCGCGGCCCCGCCTGCCCCCGAAAAATTACCGCCCAAACCACCGGATCCGCCCCCCCCGCCGGATCCGCCGGATCCTCCATTGCCTCCCGCCCCACCGGCTCCTCCGGTGCCGCCATAGCCTCCGGTGCCCCCGGCCCCGCCCGCGCCGCCGGTGATGCTGATGGTTTCGCCTCCTCCCAGATCGCCCTCGGGCTCATAGATTTTTTGTGTGAACGTCCCCTTCAGCCAGATCTTCGTGCCGCTGCCGGCGGTCACCGACTGGGCCACGATCTCCATCTGTTTCAGGATCCCCGTGGGGGCCGGAGTGGTGTTGGAGATAGTCGCTCCCCACACTTGGGAAAGGACCGCGCCCTTGGCGATGGCGATGGTCCCGGTGGTGCCCAGCTTGCAATGGAAATAGGCCGAGTCCGGCACGCTAGTGGTGCGGGTGCTGTTGTGCAGGCGTCCGCCGGTCGCTCCCTTGATGGTTTCCGCCCCGCTTTTGGCTGCGGTGGCCCGGGTGTTTTCCGGGCGCTGGCTCAGGGTCCGGGTGCGGCTGGCGGGGCGCATCAGCTCCACCCAATCGGACGGATTTAAACTGGCATTTAACGGCCCAAACTGGCAGGACGTGCGGCCCGTGAAAGCGTCCACCGTGCAGGTCTGGATGGGCGCAGCGGTCACACTCACCCTGCCGGAAAGCGTGAGCTTAGCCCCGGGGCGCAATGCCAGATCGGCCCCACCAATCCGGGTGTAGCTGCCCTCGTGCACCGCGCTGGTGAAGGCGGAAAAGTAGGCATTGGCCAGCCCGGTAGGGATGGTATCGCCGGCCTCTTCCGTCACGCTGGTGTAGGTCTGCGTCAGGGCATCCGTGCCCATCACGGTTACGGCAAACTCTTCGATTTTGGCGGCTCCGGGAAACAGCTTGTAAAGCGGCGCGTTGGCGCTGGCTGCTGCCGTGTATTTTAGCTTGATTTTCCAGGTTACGGGGCAGGCAGAAATGCCGGTCATGAAGTCCCGGATCTGCCCCTTGATCAGCTCGCGTGGATAGGTTGCAAGCGTGGTCCCCGGTCCCACCTCCTCGGCGGTGTGCACCACTTGCACCGGCTCGGCGGCTGCCACTTGGCCAGCCACGGGATTGGCCGCTTTGATCTCCGGGAATTTATCCGTGAGCCACGCCGCCAGCCCTGCATCCGTGCTGCTGGTGGGGATATTTCTGGTCGTGATCTCCTGGCTTTGGGTGGTGATATTGGCCCCCTGCAGGGGGATGGTCAGGTGCACCACGCGGGCTCCGGTGCTGGCCCCGGCTGCGTCCGTGCTGATGCTGTTATAGTCCACCCCGTCCACCGTCGTGGTGGTCTCGTAATGGATCTGCACTCCGCGCAATAGCATGTCTCCCCGCGGGTAGGCTTCAGCGTCTACTGCCAGGTCGGCGGCCCCTGCCACGCGGCTTACTGCCGTCAGGGTAGCAGGCAGCACAATATTAAGTGCCCCGCTTGCCGCGTGGTTGAAAAAAATCAGCGCATCCGGGTGCCAGCGCAGCGTGCTCCGGATCACCTCCGCGCAGGTCACATCTGTCATCTCTGCCACGGGTGGCGTAAGCGTTACGCCGCTCAGGATATTGCCCAGCGGGATCCCTGCCCCCTGGGTGTTGGCAAAGGCCAGCACTTCTGCCAGGATGGCTGCTGTAGTCTGGCGGGCTCCGGCTTGGGTCAGCCCTATCAGCACGCGGCTTTTCCGTGCCGTGCCGCTCACCCCGCTAGCGTAAAGTTGAGTGTATGGGATCTGCTCCAGCCGCCGCCACTTGCTGATCAGTTGCACCGTGTGGTGCTCCCCATTGCCCCGGGCGCTGCGGGCGGCGCGGCCCACGATGCCAGTGAAAAGAGTGCCTCCGTCCAGCGTCACCACGGCGTCCGCATCTTCCGTGAAAGTGTGGGCTGCCGTGCTGTCCTTGGCAAAGCGCAGGGTGCAAGTGTCCTTGCCCCCGGCCACAAAGTTGGCCACGCAGGACACGCATCCGATTTCCTCAAAAGCGCCGCCGGGTGAAATACTTCCTGCCATGGTGTTTTTGTGGGGGTTAAATCAGCGCCCGGTCCGGGTCTCTCCCAGTTGTTGCCGCAGCTCTTCCATCTCGCGGGCCAGGCTATCGCTGGCCTGGTTGCTGCGTTTCAGGTAGCCGCTTAGCTGGCGCAGCAGCGTCCGCAGCTCTTCTGTTCCCGCCGAGCTTCCGCTGGCGGAAGATTCCATGGCCCGCTGCAGCTCGGCCATGGCTGCATCTGGCACGACCGTGCCTTTAAGCCCTTTGATAAGATCGCCGCCCTCGTCCTTGATTCCTTGGCCGCGCTTTTTGGCGGCCTCCTCCCGGGCCTTGGCTTGCTGTTGGGAGTCCCGCTGATCAAATCCCAGCAGGCGGGTGCCGCTTTCCAGGTTGGATTGCTCCCGGCTATCGGAAAAAATCCTTGCTTGGCTGAATCGTGTCTGTTGCGTCAGCTCAGCGTCCGCTTTGAGGGCCGCCGCTTTTTCCCTTTCTGCGGCGGCCTGTGCCTGCAGGTTGGCCTGCTCTTTGGCCAAGTCATCTGCGCTGCCTATCCCCGAGCGCTCCCGTGCGGTCTGATCCCTATCTAAAATTCTGGCTGCGGCCCCGGCTCGTTGCACCGCTTCGGCCAGCTTTTGTTCGGCTGCGGCAAAGGCCGGGTTGGCCTCGGTTTCCGTAAAGCCTCCAAAAGCGGCGGCTCTCTGGCCCGCTTCTGTCAGGCGTTGCTGCGGCGTGGCCTGCAGCTCCGCATCGCGCTGGGCCCGCTGCTGGTTTGCTGTCAGCAACTGGGCCTCTGCCACCTTCCTTTCCTGCTCGGTTAGCATGCCGCTGCCCAGCGCCCCCAGGTTATCTGCTGCCGCTGCCTGACTCCGGGCTTTTTCCTGCGCCGCCGCTGCCTTCTGGGCCAGGTCTGTTTCCTTGGCCCGGGCCTGTGCCTGACTGATGGCAAACTCCCGCTCTGCGGCCCCCTGCTTGATGGTCAGGCTCTGGCGCTCGGATTCCTGATCGGTGATCTGGCCGGAGGCTCTGGCTGCTTCCACGCGGGCCAGCTGCAGGGCGGCCTCCGCGTTGGTCTCTGCCAGGATATTCCGGGCCATGGTTTCGCGGGCGCGGGCGGCCAGGTCGATGGCGGTGAGGAGTTCCTTGTAGCGGTCCGTCAGGGCCTGCACGCGGGCCTCGTGGGCCTCCAGGCTCAGGGCGGTGGCGGCGTGGGCGTCCGCCTCCTCCTGGGCTTTGGTCACGGCTGCGGCGGCTTCCGTGGTGAGCTTTTGCTGGGCGTCGGCAGCAGCCTCCGTGTCCTTGGTCAGCTCATCCATGTTGAGCCCCAGCAGGCTGGCCGCTCCAGTGACCAGGGCCATGCCCACGGCCAGGCCCGGCACAATTTCTATAATGCTATTGAGCCCGCCTTGCAGGTCGCCGGCGTTCATCGCCGCTTCCACAGCGGCCTTGCCGAATCCGCTGCTGGTTTTGGTGGCCTTGCCCATCTCTCCCTCCATCTCCCGGTGCCCCACGGCCACGCGGCCCGCCGCTGTGCCCAGACTGGTGGTGGCCGTCTCCAGTTGCTGGGCCGCTGCCGTCGCCTTGGTCAGGCCACTATCGTCCACCGTGGTGACGACGTTTAGTTTCAGGGGCTCGGCCATTTTAAAAAGGGTTTAAGTCTGGTCCCCGCAAGCGCGATCAGTCGGCAATGGTAATGTTCCCAGCCCGTCCACCCCTGACGGAACGGCTATTCCTAAGGGTGATAACGGATGTTTCCTGTGCCTGCACGGCGAGCATACCAGCACCCGATGACTCTACGCTGCAGTCATCCGCCCAGATGCTAGCAGTGTGGTTGGTGCGGATTTCACAGGGGGCAAAAGATCCTCCATTGAGCCGATCCCCCATGCTGCGGCGGATCTGGCTGGCAATTATCCAAAGTTGCGAGGAGTCGATAAAATGGACGTTGCCGCCCCGGCAGTGAGACCACGCCCCCCCCACGTCGATGTGCGAGATATTTTCATGGCCGGTCAACCCGTTGCAGGAGATTTGTGACTCCCGGCCATTGTCCTCCCCGGTGCAGTTGACCGTCAGACCCCGCAGTCCCACGGCTCCCCCTGCGTTGTGGACATTAAGGCCATCGGTAT